GGTACGGGGGCAAGTACGACATACGAAGCAAGGGATAATCTTAAGTTCCCTAAAATGGTTACACCAGAAGACTTTGGTGCTACTGGTTCAAACACTATTTCTAGTGCTACTGTAGATCAGGCTTCTTATATTCAGTCTGCTCTTGACCATCTTGCTAGTAATGGTGGTGGTATTCTATACCTTAACAAGTGGTATCGAATTGCAACTGCCCTTACTTATGGAACTTCTACAACTAATCCCGGTTCAATTGCAGTTGTCGGTACAGATCCTAATAGAAGTGGTATTGTTACAACAACTGGTATTGATGGTTTGAAGTTTACAATTGCTAGTAATGGCGATTGGAATGTCTTTATCCAGAATATTGGTCTTATCAGAAATAGTTCTAATACAACTGGTACGGCAATTACAATTAAGTCAGTTGCTGTTATTGGTGATACTGCAACTGGCGGTGATAAAGGACATACAATTACAAACTGTATTATTGATACAGCTAATACTGGCTATTGGAATAAGGGTATCAGCCTTTATCAATGCCCACATTCTCAAATTTTTAATAACTGGATTAAGGGTAGAGGAGCAATTACAACTACTAAATCTGGTGTAGGTATTGAACTAGATGTTTACAATATGGGTTGTAAGCTCTATTATAATGTTATTCGTGGATTCCAAAAAGCTTTTTCCGTCGATGATACAAGTTTCTTTGCGTATACTTCAGAAGGTAACGCTGTAACAGTAAGAGCAAATAGCACTTCTTATACAGTTGGACAGGAAATAACTGTCTCGTCAAATTATTACTGTAAGTTTCGCTGTACAACAGCGGGTACAACCGCGAGTTCTCTACCTGCTGGTTATGCCTCTGCAAATGACGATAGTACAATTACAGACGGTACTGCTGTTTTCCTAGCTCTTACTTTCCAAGCAGAAGGTTTCTCCTTTAACAATAATAAGGTCCAAGCTTGTGATTATGGAACTTATGTTAATATGAGAGATACAGAAGTTGCTTGGAAGTTTTCAGAAAATGATTATGATGTAAATCAAATTCATATGTACCTTCGTAATCTGAACGGTACTGTTATTTCAAATAATAGTTTTGGTAAGAGTAATACTCTTTCCGCTTCACAGAATATTATGATTGTTTCTGATGATGGAAACCCATCTGGACCAACTTTAAATAGCAATAACGTAAACCATGTTATTGTCGGGAATAGAGCATTTGGTTCTACTCTCGAAATGAGTCTTGATATTTCCTCGGTTACAAAGGGAAGTACAACTACTGTAAACTATACTTTAACTTCTGGATATACTCAGTATCCTAGTGATGGTGATTACATCTTTATCACCAATGTAACCAGTATGACGGAAATTAACGAAAAATTATTCCGGATTGGTTCTAATACAGTAGGATTGGGAGGTACTGGTTCATTTGTTCTCCTTGATCCTGAAGATAGTAGCAATATTAATAGTACATCTTATACTACATTCAGTGGTTCTGGAAAAGTAAAGTATGCTAACGTCTTTGCTACTATTATCAGTGGCAGTGGAGTTAATATTCATTCTAATCATTGCCAAGCTAAAACTCTTGGTGTTTATATTGGTAGGAATACTTCGGATATTTCAATTGAAGGTATTACTGTACCAAATGGTGTTGTTTTCCAAAATAGATCTACTTCTGATACTGTTTATATAGATACAACAGCTTATCAGATAGATCAAACCAATCAAGGAATCTTGACACTAGCGGGCAAGAGTACAAATACTGGTTCTCCCGGTATTAGACTTGGTAGAACAGATGCTCTTTCCTCTACACCGTATATTGACTTTTATACCTACGGTGATCCTAATTATAGAAATGCGAGAATTATTGCTTCCGGTGGGTCTGCTGCACTTGATACGGGTACTCTAACTTATAAAGCTACTACCCATTCTTTTGATGGAAATGTTGGAATTGGAACTTCATCACCATCCAACCCTCTTCATGTATCTGGCGCGGCTCAGGCAACCACTTTTGAAGTCGGAAACGCATCCGATACAACCATCTCGCGCGTATCTGCCGGTGTTATTGCTGTCGAAGGTGATACAGTTGCTACAGTAGGTCGTGCTAATACCTTTACGGGTGTTCAGACGTTTAACAATACTGTTTCAATTAATGCTGATGCAGATGTAACAAACACTTCTGGTAATAGAACTTTTACAGTAAGTGGTTCTGGTATAGGTAATATTTCTATTCAAGGTGCTGCTGGTTCTACAAAAAATTTATTTCTTAAATCAGGAACATCCCTTCGTTGGACAATACGGGGTAATGCTACAGCAGAAGGTGGTAGTAATGCTGGATCAGATTTCCAGATACAGCGGGCTGGGGATGACGGTGTTGTTATTGATACACCAATTACTATTACTAGATCAACTGGTAATACGACTATTGCTAATGTTCTTTCTCTTTCTGGTATTGCTCCCGGTGTTACTCGTTCAACTGGTACAGGTAATATTACTCCTGCCGCTACAGTAAAAACAATCATTCTTGACAGGTCTGCAACACTTGCTACGTTAACAGTAACTCTCCCGACAACGAATGTTGTTAATGGACAAGAAATGAAGTTGTATACAAGAAGTGCAATTACAACTTTGACAGTAAATGTTGAAAGCAGTGGAACTATCTATAATGCTCCAACAACACTTGCTGCTGGTTCTTCAGTATCCTTTGTGTATCATTCTACTGCTGCTGCTTGGTTTAGAGGATAAGATTATGCTTAAGTGTATTCAAAAAGATGAGAACGGAATCATTACACTGCTCATTGAACTTAATGAGTATAATGAAGACGGTGAAGTAATTAATATACTTCCTGAAAAAGAATATAGCATTGACTCTCTTCCAAAGGGTTCTTTAACGGAAAAAGAAAGTCAATGGGTAAAAAAAATACATCCTGAAGCACAGTTAGTTTTTCTAACTGAGTAAAGAAGATGACTGAGGATCTTGATAGACTTCTTAATGAAGCAGCAGAACGTGGTGCAGAGTCGGCCTTGAAAAAGATTGGACTCCACGACGAATCGGCTGTCCACGATCTAAAAGAAGTCCGAGATCTTCTCGAAAGCTGGCGAGAAACTAAAAAGACAATTACTCAGACTATCGCTAAAATAATTACAACGGGTATCCTTGCTATCCTAGCACTTGGAACCTACCATTACTGGAACCTACCAAAATGATGAAAATCTTTCTAACACTTGCTTTTCTTTCCTTTATCACTCCGGTACAGGCTAACGAATCGTGTATTCCGAGAGATGAGTTCATCTCCTCTGTTGCACATCTTAAGCCAGATATTTACAAGGGTAATGCTAAAGTAGCAGAAGCCTTTACAGTAGTTATTAGCAATTCTAAAAATAAAAAGATTGAAGTAGACGAAGTACTCGTTGGTACATTTTCTTCCTCTGGAATGACATACGTTGGTATTGTAATGCTTAAAGACGGTTGTGTTATAAAAGGATCTACGGGTACTATGCCAGCTTCACAGTGGGTAATTTACTTGATTGGACTCGGACTTACTGCTAGTGACTTTACTAAACTGAAAGATGCTTAATAATGATTATTAATTCTACTTCAGAAAGTAAGTTGAAGAAGGTTCATCCTGATCTTGTAAGAGTTGTTTATAGGACAGCTAAACTGATTAAGGAAAAGGACTTCGGCTTTATCATTACTTGTGGTGCTAGAACTCTTGAAGAACAGAAGAAACTGTTGAAGGCTGGTGCTACAAGAACACTTACCTCTCGGCATATTCCCGGTGCAGACGGATACTCAAAGGCTGTAGACTTTGCTGTTACGCTCTCTGGTAAAGTTAGGTGGGATTGGCCCCTTTACTCAAAGCTTTCTAGTATTGTTAAAGAAGCTGCTAAACTTGAGAACGTGCCTATCGAATGGGGTGGTGACTGGAAGACTTTCAAAGATGGTCCTCACTTTCAACTGCCTAAAATTAAATATCCATAATCTTTAAGGAGAAAGTAAATGAATAAGGAAGCTATTCTTGGTGTTGTCCGTCATATCCTTACCTTTGGTGGTGGCTTTGTTGTTGCCTATGGTATCGGTAATACTGAAATGGCTAACGATGCTATCGGTGCTATTATGACACTGGTTGGTATTGTTTGGTCTATTTACGATAAGAAGTCTACTGCTACTCCTGCTGCCTAATAATGGATTGGATTAGTGTTATACTCTTTCTCTTCGCGCTAGGGGGTTTGACTGCTGGTGCCTTTATGGTTGCTAGAAGTCCAACCTTCTGGTTTGGAATGGGTGAAGAAGTATTTAAAAAGATGCTACCAATCATACTGAAGAGAATGCCACCGGAAGAAGAAGAGGCTTGGAGAAAGTGCCAGCTTCGGGGTGGTAAGTGGAATTATAGAACAAAGCGATGTGAGTAATGGCTAAGAAGAAGTTTGATAAAGAACAGCTTGTAAAGATTGTTCGAAAGAGACGTACTAAAGTTAAGTACCTTAGAGTTAGAAAGAAGCTTGGACCCAAGTCAGGAATGAAAACAGCAAGAGGTAAATACTAATGGGACAGCCGCAAACAAAGGCTCTTTTCTATGAGACAACTCTTCCAGAGGAAAGAGAAACTTTTGGTACAGCTTGGACTCTGAAAGAAGAAGATCACATCGTCGGTGATAAAGTCTACCGCTCAATGAAGCGCATTTACATTGAGATGGAAGACGTTACAGAATACGACTTTGCTATCGCTACTCTCGGATCTTATAAGCATTGGGAGCGTGTCCTAGAGTCTCCAATTATTCGTCCACACATTGATCAGTGGAGGAAGGAACTTAATCTGAAGTTGAAGGCTAGGGCTATGCGGTCGATTATTAAGTCTGCGACAGAGGATGAGAAGCTCTCCTTCCAAGCTATGAAGTACCTCGCTGATAACGAATACCTCGAAAAGAAGAACAAGAGAGGTAGACCAAGTAAGGAAGAGGTTAAGGCCGAGTTGAGGAAGGAAGTTCAGGTTAATAAGACCCTTCAGGATGATGCTGAAAGAATTGGATTGAAGCTTCAGTAATGGCTAGTTTAGACGATATTAGAGAGGCTGCTGAACAAGACCTAGTGACATTCATTAGGCTTATAGCCCCGCAGAGAATGATGGGTGCAGTCCATGAGGAACTTTGCCGCTGGTGGAATCGTGAGGATGCTAAGTCCCACCAGCTTACTCTTCTACCAAGAGATCATGGCAAGTCTGCTATGGTAGCCTACCGAGTTGCTTGGGAACTTACAAGAGATCCTACACTGAGAGTCTTGTATATCTCGGCTACTAGCAATCTTGCTCAGAAGCAGCTCTCGTTTATTAAGTCTATCTTTACTTCTGATATCCATCGTCGCTACTGGCCGGAGCACATCCACGATGATGAAGGCAAGAGAGAAAAATGGACGATGAGTGAAATAGCTTTAGACCATCCGAAGAGGAAAGAGGAAGCTGTTAGAGATCCCTCAATCTTTACTGGTGGTTTAACGACATCCCTTACTGGTCTTCACTGCGATATCGCTGTCCTAGATGACGTTGTTGTTTACGAAAATGCCTATACTCAGGAAGGACGGGATAAGGTTAAGTCCCAGTATTCACTTCTGTCTTCTATCGAAGGGGCGAATGCGAAGGAGTGGGTAGTCGGTACACGCTACCATCCGAAAGATCTGTACTCAGAACTGCTTAGTATGGAAGAGGATATTTATAATAAGCAGGGTGAGATTATCGGTGCAGAGCCTATCTATGAGGTCTTTGAAAGGGCCGTAGAGGACGTTGGAGACGGTACTGGAGAGTTTCTCTGGCCCCGTCAGATCCGTCACGATGGGAAGTCCTTTGGTTTTGATATTCAGGTTCTGGCTAAGAAGAGGGCGCAGTATCTGGATAAGACCCAGTTTAGAGCGCAGTATTATAACGATCCGAATGACCCCGATAACCGACCTATTGACTATGATAAATTTCAATATTTTGAAAAAGAGTTCTTGACAAACAATAGTGGTTCATGGTATTATAGAGACCGTAAGTTGAATGTTTTTGCAGCAGTTGACTTTGCGTACAGTTTAAGACGGAAGGCTGACTATACTGCGATTGTTGTCATTGGTGTAGATTACGAAAACAATGTTTATGTTCTTGACATTGATAGATTTAGAACGGACAAGATTTCTGAATACTTCAGACACATTCTTGAGCTACTTAATAAATGGGATTTTAAGAAGCTTAGGGCTGAAGTAACCGCTGCACAGGCAGCAATTGTTCAGGAGTTGAAAGACAGTTACATAAAGCCTCACGGGCTTATGCTTAAGATTGAGGAGCATAGACCTACAAGGCACTCTGGTAGCAAGGAAGAAAGAATGTCTGCTATCCTTGAGCCAAGGTATGATAACCTGTCTATCTACCACTATAAAGGTGGACACTGCCAGTTACTTGAGGAGGAACTTATTAGTAATAATCCTCCTCATGACGATATTAAGGATGCCCTCGCCTCGGCTATTGAAATTGCTGTTAAGCCAGCGAGTAATATGATGAATAGAAGATTTAATAATCAGAATGTAGTTTATTCGCAACGATTCGGTGGAGTGGCACACTAATGGCTGGTAATACAATCGACATGAAGCTGATTATCAGCCCCGATAATATTGCTACAGAGATTGCTGATAGATGGCGTCTTTGGAACCAGCAGCGCGTTGGAAAGCTTGACGAGTGGAAGGAGCTTCGCAATTATCTTTTTGCTACTGATACCAGACGGACGAGCAATAGTACACTCCCTTGGAAGAATAGCACAACAGTTCCTAAGCTTACACAGATTAGAGACAATCTTCATGCTAATTATATGGCTGCACTTTTTCCACAGAATAAGTGGATGAAGTGGTATGCTGACGATAAGGATAGTAATAATAAGGTAAA